CATATCTGACTGATACCCGGCTTAACAGTACCATATACGTTTAATACACTAGACCAATATATATCTGTATCAGGATTAGGTGGTAATTCTAAATTTTCATTGCTTGGATAGAATGCAACTGCCTGTGGTAATATTTGTAACGTGTTACCTAATAGTAATACTTTATAACCATATGGTGTAATTTTCTGTCTTGTACCTAACAATAAATCTTCGTCTTGTATATCAGTAAGTGCTTGACCTGCAAATATACTTGCGATGATTTTTTCAATAACACCAAATTTCTTAAGTTTAGCCGCTGTGCTCAACCATATAGGCATATAGAATTTCCAACTCAATACATCGATTGGATTACCTGTACCTTGGGGGATACTGCGACTACTGAATGTTAATCCATCTTGGTATACAACACTTAGTGATGTCCAGTCAATAAAGTTATCAGTACTTTGAATCTCTAATGCAGGATTAAACAATGTACCTAATTGTTCAATCAATTCTAATTTTTGATTATAGTTTGTAGTCCAGAAGTCTACTGTAATTCTTAATGTATATGGTACAGGCATTTGTCGTTCAATCGTAAATGCTTGACCTTGTACTGTTTCATAACTTTGTGTTTCATTATTGTATGAACGTTGACGAACACTTATGTTATCAATATATGTAGGATCCTGTGTACGTCTTTGGTCATATTCTAATCCACTGATATAATATGTAATTAATGGAGCACTAGGAAGATTGCTTGCACTATTGTTTGCAATAATTGTACTTGCCTGTCTACTACTATCACCATACATGACTGGCACACGTACAAGGATATCATGTCCTGCAGGATCTTTACCTTTAGTAACTTCCCAGTTACTGAAGATTTTTGCAAATTGAATTAAAAATCTGCGTATCTGATTATCATAGAAAAATTTTGCCATGTGTACTCTTTATGCTACTGGGGGTAAAGGATCTGGTGCCAATGTCAATATAGTTGACAATGCTTGACGTTGCGGTACATACGTACCATCTGTGAGTTTTGTCTCATAGTTGTTATTAATAAACCCAGACATTTGTGACTTATCTGTTTCAGTCATACCGGTTTGTGTTCTAACATTCTGTGATATACGTACCCATAGTCTGCCATCCCAACGATATAACAATTGTGGGAAGTAATCTATGCGTAAGAAGTAATCTCCAACTTGTGGATTCTGTGGGAATGCAATACCTGCTCCTGTTGGAATACCATTTGGTGCTTCGCCGGTACCATCTAAGTAACCAGTGCTATAGCCAAATGTTCTTGGACTACTACGTGCAATATATTGATATCTAGGATCACAGTCAGCACGATAGTCCATTGTATTTGGACCGTATGGTTCTGTACCAGTAAAGCCAGGAGCTTCAGGATTTTGGTCAGCAGTTGCATACGTGTTATCAGCAGTACCATATGGCCCTAATACTTGACCCATTGAATATACTGATAACATTTTCTCACCACTAACAGGTCCTGAGTTACTATCAGTTCTAGTAGGTGCTATTGTAATTTTTTCTATGCTAACTGAATTGAATGGATCTAGTTTATCATAGCCCATATCAGCCGTCATATCCCAAATACTTTTAATTGCTGCCTTAGGAACTCTAATTGCAGGACTAGGATTTTTAAACTGTGGATTACGAACGTATGTAACAGTGCCGACTGTTGGAGTTACCGGTGCACCCGGAGCACCACCGTTGTCTGCTACAACACTTACCGGTGGCGCAGGCTGATTATACTTACCCGATAATTGTGTATTAGATTCGTATTCGCCATATGTAGGGACAATATATAAGTTGCTTCTATCGTAACCTGATTTAGGAACAAGACGTTCTGCTTCTCTAAGAGCCGCATCATTGATTGCAATGTTTTTATTGTACGTAGCAAGAATATCTTTAAGATTGCTTGCTGTATCTAGTTCCCAATATGTATCATTAGGCGGGGCTATACCAATTGGTACTTCAGTTTTTGATATATAATTCTTATCCCCGTAACTAATAACATAACCAGGTGGATATGTTCTATCTTTATCCCACAGTCCAAGATAGTTATCTTGGTTAATTGGTTCTTGTAATATCTGGCTAAATTCTTCACTGTCAACTAGTGGTTCACATTTGATACGCCATAAGTGCGGAAACCACGTTGGACTAAAACCCTCACTTGCATAGTTAGCATCTGTTACTTGCATAAAACGTTTTAACGCAACAGGTATAGTTTCATTTAATGGATTATAATCTAACAAATGAGGTAATTCAATTACATCCCCTACCATTAGTTTACGACCAACTAACTGAATCATATCATTGTAATGTACAGTAATAAAAATGATATCGTTGTTTAAGAATAATCCAAACTGGCTTAGATCAAAGTCTAAATTTTGTACATTATAATGACCACGCAAGCGATATACACTAGTATCGTATGTTCTATCTCTATTTTCTAAAAACAATAAATCCTGAATATTAAGAGGATTTAATACGTCATATTGGGGTTGCGTTGCATCTATAGAAGGACCTTGATCTGTTGGACCTAAGTATTTGTGTACATATAAATCAGTCGCCCCGACCGTAAACATCTCTGATATTGTTCTATCAAAGAAGTTATAATCGTTAGTTTTATTGGGACGCCAAAGCGATAATTTAGGCATAATATTTTCCTATTGAGTATTTATCTTAAATATATCTATGAGTCCCGAACTTTTCAATCAATCAAAGAACCTATTCCTTGTATTTCCTCCGGGTTGCGGAGGAAATCATCTAGCTAATATGCTTAGTATGCATCCCGAATTTGAACCCAGATACACCGATGACCAATACTACAAAAGTATGGAATATAAATATAAAAATTATTTTAGTATTGGCCCACAGGATGATATAGGATGTACTGCACATTTTTGTGATTTGGAAAATCTACAAAGGGAAGAATTATTAAAATTTCAATCAAAAATACTCAATAGTAAAAAACGTTATATTTTTTGTTCGCATGCGGTAGAATATATTCGTATGGATTATGAAAAAGAAATTGAACAATTTACAGATAGAATTATTTGTCTTTTTACTAAACCAAGTGGCTCAAATAAATTAGTTGATGATAGAATGCGTAAAGGTACATGGTATAATGGAGAGCGTACTGATGAAGAGGTGTTTAGAGATATTTCAGTTAAAAAGTTATATGAACCAATAAGATTTAGTAACTATAGCAAAACCAAAAAAGATAATATCTTCACATTGGATACTGATATTTTTTATTCGTTAGAAGGATATGATTATTTGGTTGACGTACTCAAGACAAATTTGGGTATTGAATTACCCGAAATTTGTCGCAAACTACATACCCAATATATAGAATATGAAATGGAACTGTTTGCTACGGTTGACAATTAATACAAGACCTGTTATAATAACATTTGTCAATCGTTATTTTGGAGTAATTTAATGACACGAAAGAAAAATACAGAAGATCATTCAATGGTAAAATCACTAAATCCCCGTGATGCTGATACCAAATACTTTGGTGATGAACCGTTGTTTGTATTGCAACCAGATGCAGACCAGCGCCGAGTTACGATGATGCGTACTTTTACATGGTACAATAGATTCTATGGAAAAAAAGATGCCAAAGAACTTATGGCGCAATACCTAGATTTTTATAAGCGTACACAAGATGCAAAGGTAATGCGTAAGGTAGATGACAAAGAATTCTTGTTGACATTATGTTGGTTGGCACGTATGAACTTACGTGGATTAGAACTAAACGAACATGAAGCGTTAACATTAGAAAATGAAATTCAAAGGTTGCTTAAAACAATTCACAAGCCTGAAATTAAAGAAGCAAGTGCGACAGGTGCACCCGAAGTTGACGCACCCACAAGACCCAACATTCAGGAAATTTTGCGTGATAAGGCACGTGAAGCCGCTGGTGACCTTGAGGGATTGTTTGATGAATTTATTGATGCAGGATCACCTACAAAACATTCATTTCGACCCATTGATGAAGTTGCTAAAAAGAACGTGATGCCACAACATATCAGTTTGTTGAGTGATGTGTGGAAAAAGAAATTAAATGAATTTGAAGAAGTACTTAAAGGTACTGATAGTCAATTGGTTCAAGGTTATAGTCATTTGACTAAAATTCAAATTAAAAACACAATAAAATTTATTGAATTAGTAATCAATGATTTAAACAGTTACATTAGTGTTAAGAAAGCCGCTAAAGCCCCGAGGGCACGTAAAGCAGTACCGGTTGAAAAACAAGTGGCAAAATTGAAGTATCTTAAAACATTTAAAGATACTGCAAGTAAACTTGATTTGGTGAGTATCAGCCCAATCAAACTGCATGGTGCAAGTGAAGCATGGGTGTATGATACTGCTAAAAGAAAACTACATCACTATATTGCAGATGAATATAGTAAGTCATTTACTGTTAAAGGTAGCACGTTGATTGGGTTTGACACAGCACAGAGTGAAATTAAAACATTACGTAAGCCAGCTGAACAACTTAAAGAAGTTATGGGAAGTAAGCCTGCGGCACGTAAATATTTTAAAGACATTAAAGCAGTTGCTACTACACCTAATGGTCGCTTTAATGATGCAATGATTATTTTAAAGGCGTTTTAATATGTTAGATAAAGTTCTTTTTTGGTTATCTGAAAACCGTAAAAAAATTGGGTATACTGTAGGTACAATAAACGTACTAAGTGGATTAAGTCTACTAGCAATGGGAAATACTACCAATGGTGTAATACAACTATTTGTAGGAAGTGTCCTTATTTTTGATGCATGGGGTATGCAATGACTATTGACTTAAACAAATACAAAGAATTTGTAGAGGCTGTAACTAGCAAACCTAGTAATGATTTGACAACATTCTTGAATCGATGTGATGAAATTGATATTAATACTGATACAGCTACATTTACATATGGTCCTGATATTAATGTTCCCCTATTGCTTACTGCATGTTTGGGACTAGCCGCAGAGTCAGGTGAGTTTATTGAAATTCCTAAAAAGATTTTCTTTCAAGGTAAGGAAATGACAGAAGATAATGTCTTTCATATGAAACGTGAATTAGGTGACATTATGTGGTATTGGATTAATGCTTGTCGTGCATTGAATCTTGACCCAAATGATGTGATTAATGAAAATGTGCGTAAGTTAGAAAGTCGTTATCCTGGTGGCAAATTTGACGCACATTATAGTGAGAACCGCAAAGAAGGCGATATATGAAAGATCAGCCACATATTATTTCATACATAGGTGACACTTATTATCCTCACTTTTCGTATAAAGAATACGGAGCAAAGGGTGTAGGGAAATCTAGGTCACCTATAATTAGTATGGATGATTACATTGACCATAGCCAAGATACTGAATTACATATTGAATGTTGTCAGGGCTTGGCGTTGGCAAATGATTATAAAATGGGAATGGTGTATGGTGATTTGCCTCCGGAAGAAGAAGCAAAGCACGATAATAATACATGTTGGTCAACTACATTGCAAAATTTAGAAAAAATTGACCCCACTGGTATTCATCATAAAGCGTTACTTGAAGTGGCAGAGCAGGCACCCGTGGGAGAGAAAACCCAAGCTATGTACAAATATGCATACTTTGCTTTGGGGTCAGTAATTCCTTGGTTTTTTGCTTGCTATTTAAAGCATGGTGAATTTAAAAACAAAGCAAGAGATAACGATAAGTGGACATCATCAGCAGTATATTTTCCTAAATTACTAAAGTATATTGAAACATTGCCCTTTAAGGAAATAGGAAGAATTATGTTCTTTACTACTTACCCCAAAGCAGGTGTAGCAATACATAGAGACAGTGAAGTAGTAGAACATAAGGACCATAATATTAATTTGTTTTTTGATGGTGGCTGGCGCCCAAGTTTTGTTTGGGATGAAAAAACTAAAGAAAAACATCATCTGCCGGCAGGTGCTCGTAGTTATTTTTTCAACAACAGAGATTATCACGGTGTAGACCCTGAACCCGTGTTTAGATATACCGTACGCATTGACGGTACGTTCACCGACGAATTGTGTGAGAAATTGGGTCTTGAAGATGGGTATACTTGGAAATGGTCTTATGAAGATTGAGATGATTACTTGATAAATACTATTATTAGGTAACACATATGGCAACATACCCAACAGCTAATCCGCTTT